TGGAATGTATTCTTTTTTAATTCTGAATCAATTATATTTTGGGCGTTCTCTAAATTTTCAGAATAGCCAAGATATATTTTATTGTTATTTGTATTAATTAGTTTATAAATCCCGCTTTTAATTTCTCCCATCTTTTTCCTCCCTTACTATTTTTTCTTTTATTGCTTCCAGGATATACCCATTTAATGATTTTCCTGATTTAGCGACAGCATTTTCAAGCTCTTTATAATTTACAATGTCGCTTTTTCCATCCTGGCGGATTCTTAGCAAGATTTTTTTATATACTTGCTTTTCAAAATTTTGAGTAGCTCTTTTTTGTGCTTCTGATACTGGCATAATAAAACCCCTTTCAATATTAGTATTTATCTATATTTTAAGAATATTATATATATAACGCTATCGTCATATTATACAAAATGCTAGCGTTATATTTGTTAATTATGTCAATAGACATTATAACGCTAGCGTTATATTATGAGCTTACAAACAAACAAGACAAACAAATCAAACAGAAAAAACGGAGGGAATCAAAATGAATAAATATTTTAATAACTGCACCACACTTGAAGAGGTAAAAGCAACATTTCATAAATTAGCAAAGGAAATGCACCCGGACAACGGCGGAAACGCTGAAGAGTTTAAGCAGATGTTTTCAGAATATCAGGAAGCATTCAAGAGATTGAAAAATGTACATAAGAACCACGAAGGCAAGACATACGAAAAAGAGACAGACGAAACACCGGAGCAGTTCGCGGATCTGATCAGAACACTTACAAAAATGAACGGCTGCATAATTGAGCTGATAGGAAGCTGGATCTGGGTAAACGGTAACACAAAAGAATATAAGGATCAGCTAAAAGAACTCAATTTTAAATGGTCTAAGAATAAAGCTGCTTGGTACTTCCACGAAGGCGAGTATCACAGAAGGACCGGAAAAGTTTACAACATGGACGAATTAAGAGAAATGTGGACTCATAAAAAATATGAGAACGAACAAAAAGCCCTTGAGGGCTAAAAGCTCCACACCTTTCGGAGAGGATCACAACCGGACCGATACCGGCGGAAGGTTTTACCAAATAACCCTAATAGGACAAAACAAGGAGGACAAACAAATGTTAAAACCAAAATATGAATCATTGGAGGAGCTTTTAAAAGAAGTGCAAGCCACAAGAGGACTAGATACAAGCATAGAGTTTATAACTCATGTTCAGGACCTTATCGGACACAGTACCGAAGATCAATTGTATGAGCTTTCAAAACAGTATAAAGAGACATTCTACAGAGTATATGATGAGGCCGAAGGAATCGAATCAACTTTAAGATTTTTCGCCAGCTACAGCAAATTTTCAGAGAATTTACAAACACAGTTAGCAGAGGCCGAAGCAGACCGCGATAAATACCACGCACTTTGGAAGGTAGAAAAGGAAACAGCCGAACGGCACGCCGAATCAATGCAGCAGGATGAAAAAGAAATCAAAAAATTGAAGCTTAAAGCAACTGAGGATCAAACAACAATAGACCAGCTTCAAAAAGAGCTTACAACCTTGAAAGCTAAATTATACGACCTGATGACAGCATAACATAATAGGACACCGGACCGGAGGCCGGTTAAACCTCCGGAGAATGGAGAAAATATGAATAACATGACAATATACTTTTTTACAAAGCCCGGACTTGTTCACACCACTTTTACACTGGGATGGATGGCCCCCAACGGCGAACGACTCATCACATCATTATGGGAGCAGAACGGCAAGCACTACGTTTTGAGCGGATCAAAGGCCGCCGGAACCCTTCAGCGCTACGACTTCACAGAAACACAAGAGGCAGAGCTTGAAAGTTTTTGCAGCAGCACCGCAGCAAATAAAGAATACTTCGGGCACCCTTTAAGATAACACAACAGGCCAGCCAGGAGCCTTCATTCCTGGCAGAAAGGACAAAATGAGATTTTACGGAGATATAGAAGCAGCCAACAAGGAAGCGCAGGAACGCGCCACAGCTTACAGAGAAGCTACAAAGTATATACCAACAATAACTCAGATCATCAAGAGCTTTGATGGAAAAGTTTATAATTGCAGACTTGAAAAGGCCCTGAAGGAAGCAACTGAAAACAATGTTTTTTGCAGCAAAAATGATTATTGTTTAGAGATTTATACATACCAGCGCCACGGCTACAGCCACAGAATCAATTTAGCATACATCAAGACTGAAGCACTGAAGGACGGAAAAAGAATTCCAGCCGGCGAAATAATCGAATCTATGAAAATTCACCGTGAAGACCTACTCCGAAGAGCTTTCGAGATTGAAAGCGAAATTGAAAATATGCCATATGTCAAGGAATACATAAGACAAACAAAGGAAAAACTAGAAGCCTACTGCAGATCATTCAATACTGAGTTAAGAGATATTTACGGCATACCGTATTGTGTAAGAATGGACTAATTGAAAAGGGCGCCGGCAACCCTTAAACCGGCAAGAAGGGCAACAAATGAGAAAATACGAACTAGAAAAGACCTGTCACGGATATGTCATACATCAAACCGGTGAAGACGTACCTGGTAAATGGGGCTTGTATCTGGTAAGCACATCAAAAAATGGTTATAGATGGAGCTATGATTATTCATACGCCAAAACAATGACACTGAAGACCGCTAAAAAGCATTTAGCAATTTTGGAGGCGAACAATGAGACAGTTAACAAATAAGCAAATAGCAAAAATGATTGATCTGCATTGTGGGACCTGGTTTATAGAAAACGGACATATTTTTGCAATTAGTTACTATAGGACGAAAAACGGACGGATTGAGGAAGAGACTGCCGATCTTACCGGATATACAACAAATCAAATGAGAGATTATTTAAATTACTAAGGAGGTTTATACCATGAAAAAAATTATAATTGCATTGTTAGTAGTAAGTAGCATTTTAGTTATGACAAGCACCACAGTAAAAGCCAAGAGAAGCGGTGAAGATTCAATATATCCACAAACTTTTATAGTGACGGACATTGACCGGACAAATGACATTGTTTATCTTGAGACGTTCACCGGCATGGTTTACACCTGGCAAGGCTGCGAAGACTGGCAAATAAACGATATAGCTGCAGCAATCATGTATAACTCAGGAACACCGGAAACTATAACAGACGATCAAATAACAGTTTTGGAATACTCTGGATGGATTGAATAACATAATAGGACAAAAATAATACCCTTGAGAGATAGCTCCCAAGGGCTTTTTATTGTCAGTTTATCCACTTGATAACCGGATCACCTTTGAAGCCTTTTTGAAACTCAAACCAGGCATAAGCCACAGCGCTGCTATCGCATTTCTCAAATTTGCCATTTTTAGCGCATATTATACGGCTTGATGATACATAAAGCGTTTTTAATTGTTTTGTATCAAATAAGGCCCTTCTCGCTTTACCTTCCAGGAATTGCAGCTTTAAAAACATAAAGACTTTATTTCCTGCCGGAATAAGATCAAGCGCATGACTTACAAACTCAGCGGCGAATTTATATGGCGGATTAGTTATTATATCGCCATCAAACAAAGCTGATTGCTGAAGGAAGTCCACCCCCCCCCGCACCAAAACCGCGATTTATCAAGTCGGTTGACTTTACATCATAGCCAAGTGCAGATAATTTCTTACTTAAATGGCCTTCACCGCAAGCACATTCCCATAAATGCTGTGATAATTTTGCTCCACCTGCTAACAAATAGTCAACTGCTGCCGGATCAGTGGCGTAATAATCGTTTGTTTCGCGTTCCTTGTCAGTATGATTACTGGCTCCTAAAGTCGTGTATATTGACTTACTATTTCCGGTCCAGTCATTTTGCATTTTCATTTTCCCCCTTCGATATTTCTTTTAACCATCTGCCGGACTTTACTTCCTTGATCTGGTCGTTTATCTCTTCTGCTGCTCCGATAAAGTTGTCAACAAGAGTTAATTTCTTTTGCTGCAGATATAGGAGCTGTTTTCTTTCAATAGGCTTCATGTTAGATCCTCTCTTCAAAATCCGTATCAATATACAGATATCCGTCTTCTTGCCTTGTTTCGGTTGCCTTGTATAACCCTGGCAGGAAAAGATCATCATTTGTGAGTATTATTTCTAAATCATCAGGATAATTGTTTAATTGATCTTTTAATTCTTTTACTGTCATTTTTTATTTTCCCCCTTTAACTGTTCGATTTTCTGTAGAATTTCTTGTTGTAGCTCTGTAAGCATAACTATTACTTCATCTTTGGTATATATTTCTTTTCCTTCATATATCAAGTCATATTTAAGATCTGTTTTGAGTGATGATATGGCATACTTAATGGTTTTCTCTAGTTCTAAATCCTCTCCCCACTCTTGATAGTCATGTAGAAATTGTTCTAATACTTTGATGTGGTGTTCTCTCTCACTCATTCCCATCTTCTTCTACCTCATTCATATAAATGTATTACTGTAGGAAGTTCGTCATTTTTATATTCATCAAAGATTTCAGCAAAAACTATTCCGGCATCAATGAACATATCGCTGTTATAATTACAATCCTTTGCAATCTGTTCACACGTCTTAATAGCTTTTATCAACAGCTCCTTTTCCGTTTGTGATAATATTACTGTTACGTCATTATTTACATTCGCCATCTTCTACCACCTTTCTAATCCTCTCCAATACTTCCCATGCTTCAAGGTCGCAATCATCAAGTATCTGTTCTATTTTCTGATACTTTTTAGCAACCTCTATCAATTTATTAGTGGCATCATCCATGCTACTACCATCTAAACCCCATTCCTTTTCCCATTCATGGTAATCCTCTATTAGACGGATGCTATTATCAATCGTTATTCCCATCTTCTACCTCACAGTTCTGTATGTTTCCATTATCTTATTTAGGCACTCCGCTTCATCTAACATACATGATGGAACATGCCATACCTTTTCTAATACTTCTTGCATTGTTTGATACTTGCGCATGATTTCTATTGCAAAATCTAAAGCCTCGTCACTTGCTGGATCACTTGCTGGATAGTCTTTTGTACTTTCTAACTCTTCAATAGCTAAGTCAATCGTCATTGTTTACCTCGTCCTCTCTGAAAATCTGTACATATATTCTGTAGTGCAATCGCTCTAATTTGTGGCATATTCCATGGAAAAACAAATACAGCTTATACACAATCTTACTTGCGGTACATAATAATATATGTTTCATTCCTTATCCTCACTTTCCTGTGGCTCAACCATCTTTGCCCCACAGTTAGGGCAAAAACTATCGTAACCACTTGCATAGCCGCTTATGTCTAAAGGTAATGTTTGTTTATTACAACATGAGCAATAGCCGTCATCAGTCCAATGCCCTGTCTTTGGCTCTTGTGGTGTTACTGAGGACATATTCTTTACACAATTAACCATATCCTCGTAGTGAACATAAGGAACATAATCACCCTTAGGTTTTCTTACAAAACAACCTGTTTCTGTATATCCAAACTTATCCCAAGTATCCATAGCTTTTAATAGTTCTGCTCGGTCTATACAATCCAACTCGCCAAAATTCTTTTCGAGTTTTTGCGAGTTTTTTTCGAGTTCACTCGAAAGCAGTGGTGTTACTGAGGGTAATTCATTGATTTTTTTATAAATGTCACTAAAGCTATAACCCCAATTTACACAATCTAAAGCGTCTGATCTTGATATAAGGTCAACTCCTAAATTATTCTTAGTTGGTTCTTGTGCTAATACTTTTCCATGTTTTATAGCATTTATTGAATACATGATTATTCCTTTGTATGGCACTCTTCCAAGACTCACAGAATCAAGCGCCATAATATTGTTGTAGTGATGTTCTGCTATATCAATTTCTAATCTCATTTCCAACCTCCTGAATCTCTAAAACATTCCTCATAGTCAAAAGTCTTTTGCTCTGGATCGTAATACAAACACCCTAGTGTTTTATGGCTGTCGCAGTTCTCACAGGCTGCCTCCATAGCCCACTTCTGTTGCTGTTTCCATTCCAGGTACTTCTCATGCCTTGCGTCATTCTCGTAGTCGCTCATTAGTTATCTCCTTTTAACCATATCTCAATGCTATAAATAACTTTGCCTCTGTAATAGTCTTTTTCCGCTATCATGTGGTGTTTTATCACATCCACAAATTTATCTGCCAGAGTTCTAGCTACATAGTTTTCTATAAAGTTTGAGTCCATTTTTTGAAAATCGTCTTTGTCAATTTGTTTACGTGCTACCCATTGTTTCAGGTCGCAACGAGTATATTTAATTTCCAGTGGACTCATTAGTGGCTCATTACTCTTTTTATCCATCTTCCCAAAAGCATATCCCAGAAAGAATAATAGAAAATAAAATGCTATTACCACGATTATTGCAATTTTCATCATTTTCTTATCTCCCCCAATACATAATCAAAATAAATATATCTATCAACGCTAATACTGTTAAAAACCACACTTCCCTATCACTTATATTCATTTTCATTCCCTTCTTTTAAGGCCCTGACGGATAGTTGTATTGTTGTTGGTTTTACACTTCTGTTTTTATGGGAAAAAAACAAGAATTAGTCATACTTTAGAAGGGTTCCTCCTTTCTCTTATACAAGTTTTTTTAGGAAATACTATCTATCCATCAGGGTTATATCAAAATATCTGCGCAGATAATTGATAACTACTCATCTTCCGGTTCGTCTTCCGGGATTCTATACCAGCCCTTTATCTTTTTGCTGAAGCTGCTATGTACTGTATTTGGAGACTTGCTAAGCATTTTTGCTAACTCCGCAGCACTGTCCGCAACTGCTATAGGAAATTCATATTTATCTAAAGTTGTTTTTACGTATAGCATCAATGTTCCTCCTGCAGCCAATTCAAATAACCGTTATGACTTTTGAGTCCATTAGGATAACATCTATTAAAATGCGGGCAATTATGACATTCGCAAGCTTCATATTGCTGCTCACAGAGATAATGGCTTATATCTTCAATGCTGGCTGTCTTTAGCCATTCGTAATTGTTCATCCTTTTTTCTCCAATAATATTTGGTTTGATAATCTCTCTGATACTCATTTAGCTCTGTCTTTTTCTTTCTGTAGTAGGCTTTTTGATACTCCCTGCACTGTTCTTTGTGCTTGTAGTAATACTCTCTAGCTTTAGCCCTTTTTTCTTCCTTATGCCTCTCATACCATGCCTTATTGTTTGCCTTGATTTCTTCAGCGTGTTCTATTCTGTACTGTCTTTCGTACTCTTTCTTACTCTGTTTGCTCTTCCTTATGGTTAGCTTTCCATTGATTCTTACAACTTCATAATCACCCATGCTTAAATCCTCTTAGACAACAAATAGTAATAATGTTGTCGCTTATCATAAAACTCTTTATCTGTTGCTGGCATTCCTAGCTGTTGAAGCTGCCAATAATTAAGTCCTAGTGTTACGCTCTTAAGCACCCATTCATACAGATCCCCGGAGACTTCTCTTACAGTAGACTCTAATAAATTTACTTTTCTAGTAAGCTCTTCACGTCTGATCGCCATTTCCATAGTGGAATCATAATTATTTGAGCTTTGTACTTTATCTTGTGAATAATCAATGCCCTTGCTAGTATCTGGTAGTGTTTTTAGCTCCTGCATCCAGTCAGGATATCTAAGGGACCAATGAACGGCTGTAATATAATCCTCCCTTGGAACATGGTACTTACTCTTTTTTGTTGGTGTTCTAAATCTCATGCGCGCCCCCTGTTCATTTTTGCTATATCATCCCCAGCATCTATAAGCATCTTTACAATAGTGTCTTTAAATCTGTTGTCTCCGTATTTTTTATCAAGTCTGTCTATTTCCTTCATGTACATCTGCCACTTTTCATCATCTTCTGCAGACTGTCCGGCATACTGGATCATTTTTATGATCTTCCATGCCTCTGCATATGGGCCATATATTTTCTGTTTGAATTCTTCTGTTTCCATATTTCCCCCTTTTCATACTTTTGGTTACACTTTGGTTACGTGCTGGTTACGTTTTTAAAAACCTCTAAAAGCTAGATATTTGCTGAAAGGTTACAAGGTTACGGCGGTTACGTAGATTTTTTATAGTTCTATAGAGGTTTATATATTTTTACTTTTTTAAAAAAAACTAAACTCTATATATAGTCCTATATTTTCGGCTGTAACTTTTGTAACTTCCGTAACCTTTTAGAAAGGTAGCTCTTCTTGTATTGCATCTTCAAACTCCGGCTCTTCTTTTTTGAGATTTTTATTGAGTAACTCGTCTTCGTAGTTAAGCTTTATTGTGTAGAATCTCTTAGTTTTACCATTGAGCTTGATAATGTTTTGGTTGTCATTGTTAGCTTTTAAAAGGTCTTTAGCCTTGGCCCAGGAACAAAACGCTTTTACAGAAAAGTTACCGGATTGTGCAATATTTTTCATAATCATAGGAACTACATTCAAATAACCGTCTTCCTCATATCCCCATGATTCCGGTTTAAACTCATTCTTTGAACTAAACTTTCCGGCATATACTTCGTAATAGTCCATTATTTCTCTGTAGCCTCTTAAGCCTTCAGAAACTTGATCCACATCCTTAAGCTGTGCAACCATTGTAGGAAGATCCAAGTAAATACCATCTTCAAAAATATAATCAGTAGCAAGCTTATCTGCTGTCAGTAGTAAAGACATTGGAAGTATCTGCTTTTCTTCCTTTTCGGACTGCTGCCTTTTGGCCTCTTCCTTGATCTTCTGTTCAAAATCTTTTCGGATATTATTGATTGCTTCTGTTGGAAGGTCCTTTATCAGATCAATGAACTTCACTCCGGCAAATCCATAATTATCTTTCAGGATTTCTACAACAGCATTACCATTTTCAAATATGTAACCTTCCTGCATTTCAAAATCCAAAATACGGTTTATGGCTCCGCCCTTCATGGTATCTGTAGCAAGTGGCCTCTCCATATTGGAAAGAATAGTATTGCTCCATGTTTTTACTTTGTTTAACCCAAGATCGACATTACTGCGGTCCTTTCCTTTTCCTGAGCAGAGAAGGTAGATTAAATCTGTAAAGTTATCATTCAGCTTATCCCTGACTTTTGATAGATCATCCATCAGCAACGGCAAATGATTTAATATATCAAGCCTTATCTCAAAGGCATTCTGTGTTGCGTAACTGTCAGTGATATATTTGTTTTCTCCCGGATCGGCCCAAACAGATGCCGCTAACATCAAAGCAACTGTTTTTCCTTTTCCAGTACTGCCCCAAAGATTTACAATGAAAGGAAGCATATTGAGCTTACTGACTAGGACGCTGGCAAAAGATGCAGCTAAATACACTTGCGGTTCATAATGTTTAGTATTCTTGCGAATACCTCTAACAAGGTCTAACCATATTTCAAAGCTGCCACGCTCAGTTAATGATCCTGCCAAATCTTTAAATCTGGACTCATCATCAAATACAACGCCTTTGTCATAAGGAATAAAGTCTTTTCCATGCCAGCCGAATTTACTTGTGCTGTTCTTTACCTTTATAGGGTTCATGTTTTCGATATCACACAAATACTGCACTAATGATTTTGCTGTCTCGGAAGTAACTGCAATTCCATAGTCCGCAAGTTTAACAATTTTGGTAGAACTGGCTATAATTCCTTTGTCAACAGTGATTTCACGCCACTCTTCATCACGCTTGTAGGCCAGTGTGATCTTCTCGGTTTTCGTCTCAATGTTAAACAGTCTTTCAATAGGAAGTATTGGATGATAGCAGGCTAATTTCTCGCCGAACATTGTTAAAATGCTTATTCCATTTTCATTAGCGATCCAATTCCCGCAGTTTAGCTCTCCATTGATATAACCAAAATCAGTTTGATTATTCATTTGCCTGTTAGACTTGCTTGCTGCCTTTACATCATCAGCAAAAGCCTTTATAAAAGACTTAACAGCTTGAGCGCATTTAAGCTCTTTCGCTCTGTCTACCATAGCAATAAGTAGTAACTGCTTATTGGCCTCTGATTCTTCCTCAAATATGTCTATCAGGGTGTTTTTATCAAGTAATTGGCTTTTATCCATTACTTCTATTTGTTCTTGTGTCATATAACCCCCAACTTTGCTAATAATTCTTCTTGTTTGTAGCAAGCTACTTGCCACTTGTTGTACGCTTCGCACCATTCATCACTAAATGGTTCAGAAGTCAAAAAAGAATGCCATAAACCGCTAAAAGAATCATTCACTTGTTGTAATTTCTGTTTAGTACGTTTTAAAGCATTCTCCTTTTCTTTTCTTTTTATTTCTGCAACTGCTAGTTGTCTTCTGGATCTTTTTGTTAGTG